AAACAAGACATTCCGAGCATTTGAGTGGCTATACTCAACACATCTCTGAATGTCATTTTTTTCTCAGGGGGAATTTTCTCAATTTGGTAATTCATGGATGTTAAATCCATGTTCTCGTTTGCCAGTTCGACTCCCGTTTTCAGACAAATCTCTTTGATGACTTGTCTAATTTCGGCAGGATAGGTCAAAGATGTGATATGTTCACGATTGAACTTAAACATCCCGTCCATAAGGTCAAGCTTGGTCGTTTTACGATTGCGGTCAATCTCAATATCATTGATGAAGTATTCACCCATTTTGACCCATTCGTAGGTTCCATCTACCAAAAGACCGATTTCAGGATAAACCTTATCTAGCTTATTGAAAGTGGTAATGATGCTCGAGAAGATGATTTTAGCGCTGCCTGCGCATGTTCCGCCGGGCTTGTAAGCATCACCCTTGATATAGCCATAATCAAAACTAGCTTCTTTGATATCACTTGATTGATACTGTCCCACTCTGATAGCAAGGGTGCGGTTCCTAGCAAACATTGCTTCATCAAATTTCCTACGTCTGAATATATCCATGTTCTTCCCCCTACCTTTCTATCAGATTAAATTTAGCGCCTGACCATGGCTTGAGCTCGTTTGTAAACGAATAACTTGGAGCCGTTCTGTCCCCAACGTAAAAAGTCTTTGTGGTTTGACCAACCATTGGATCTGGATAAGATACCGTGAAAAATTCAGATGATACGGCATTTAAAAGCTGACTCATTTCATCCTGAGTCAGCATGCCCCATTCGCAATCTAATTTTCGCTTTGTCGTAATACGATCACGAACCATGTCTCCGTTAGCATTACGACCGGTGTCTCCGTCAATATCCTGGATACCGACTTGAAAAGATTTGGGAGGCTTAATAGCCAGCCCATTGATAATTAAACGTGCCATTTTACCTCCCTTTAAATGTTAAGCAAGACTTGTCCTGCACGTTCTTGTTCTCGATTGATTTCTTGGATGGCTACACGACCGAACTCGTGTCCACCGATTTGAATAACGATGTCACCGCTACCGTTGAAACCTCCAGATTGTGGTAAACCACCGCCCAAGGCATTGACTACCGCACCACCTACGATGCGCCCCATAGTCTGCAAGAATCCAGTATTTTCAAGGGGCATAACGACCTCTTTACCAGCTTCACCAATCATGGCCACGGTCGGACTATCGACGATACCACCACGAGCTAATCGAGGTAGACTTACATAGCCGATACCGCCGAGAGATACGCCAGGGATTTTGTTAATTAAATCAATAACTCCGTTAATCATTCCGATGAAGCCATTCACCACATTTTCAATCGTGCCAAGAACAGCATTAACTGCGCTCTTGAAGGCTCCACCTACTGCATTTCCGACCATTTGACCAGCATTAACGAAGATGTTCTTGACCGTGGTCCAAACACCGCTGAAGAAGCTGCCAATCGTACTGAATGCGTTCTTGACCGCTTCAAATGCAGTCTTGAAGATGTTCCCAAACCACGTAGCAACGTTAGCAAGCGCAGTCGTCACGTCATTCCAGCGCTCACCAAACCAAGTGCCGATTGATGAGAATACATTCGTTAGCGCATTCCACGCTTTCTGGAACATATCCCCAAACCACTTAGCTACGTCAGCTAAAACAGTTGTGATATCGTTCCAACGCTCTGCAAACCATTCGCCAATCGGTGTGAAGATAGCCACGATACCATCCCAAATTGCTTGGAAGATTGCTACAATCGTATCCCAGATAACTTTCAAAACTGCTACTGTTAAATCTAACAAAGCTGTGAGAAGTGCTGATAAGATATTCATGATAGCGTCACCCGTTTCAGTGAAACCATCGGAAATCTTACTCATATCACCCGTAAGAATACCAGTGATAATATCAAATACGCCCTTAAGAAAGTCCGCTATGCCTCCGAATATATCAGCAACTGTGTTGAATAATACACGGAAGACTTCTCCGATATATTCAAGAGTTGGAGCTAGAACTCTCGTTAATTGCTCAACGATAAAACCAATTACAGGACCTACATAAGCGTTAATGACTTGTGACATCTCTTGGAAGCTCGCGACCATATCCAAAATCTTTTGAATAAATGGCAAAATATGCTTGTCAATTGTGTCTGAAAATCCTTGGCCAAGTTTTTCAATAACAGGTTGTATGTTCTCGTTCCAACCTTTTACAAACAAACTGATAATACTTGATATAGCTTTCGTTGATGATTCAATCGTTGGTCGAATATAATTGTCGTACACACGACTGATTGAGTCAGACATATCATTGATTGCTTGTTCTGCACTTTCGAAAACAGGTGCAATGGCAGACAACGCATTGGACAGCGAATCGGCGATACCAGGCATGTTATCCGTAACAATTCGCTCGATTCCTTGCATGAGGTCGCCGCCGAGTTTGAAGCCAATCTCTACAATGCTAGATTGAATCGCTAGAATGGCAGACACAATTGAACTTCCAATACGAATGGCTCCATCGGATGTGATTACGTCATAGAAGCCGTCTGCGAACGCCTGAGCGATGTTTCCTGCCGAAGCAAACATATTGCCCGTATTCTCAAACTGAGCTACCAGCGAACGGATAATACGCTCTTTTTGACGTTCTAGACCATTCGCTATACTTTCAGCAAGGAAAACACCGATACCGACTCCAACTGTTGCTAGAGAGCCTGTAATCTGCCCTAGTGAGTATGCTATCTTCTCAGTCATGACGTTAAAAGCATTGACTACTCGTGGGTCAGTAGCGATTTCTTCCATGGTCTTTCGGATTCGACCAAGGGCATTTGTGATACGTTCGAGACCTTCAGCTCTGAATGCTGCAGAAAAACCTTTGCTAAATAGGTCAGATAGGCCTTTCAACTTGTCTCCAAGACCATCAAAAATACTCTTAAACTGGCTATTCATGTCAGTCAAGGCTACTTCCGGCAAGATATCCTTGAAAGGTCCGCTACCGCCTTTTCCTTTCTTACCTTTGCCTTTGCCTCCGCCCCCACCAGAACCACCAGAGCCTCCGTCGTCTGTGTCGTCTTTCTTGTTTAAAAGCGTGATTTCATCGAAACCGGCTAACCCGAGCAGTTCTTTGACTGCTTTCTTGGCATTTTTGGCAGAATCTCCAAGGTTATCAGCTAGACCTCCTGAAGCATCATCAGCATCACCCATGGCATCTGCGAGGTCGCCTGCGCCACCTGCTGCATCTTGTAATGCTCCGTTCATGTCACCGACTGCGCCAGCTACGCCGTCTTTTACAGTGGCTTTCTTATTGAACATCAACGCGATAAACTCAGCGAGTTTGGCAGTCACATTCTTCAAGACCATAGCGAATGAGTTCAAGACTGGCATGATAGCGTTGATAATCGGCAAGAAGGCGTTACCGATGTTAAGAGCTGAGTCTTTCAACAATGACTTGAATAAGCTGATGCTACCGTTTACAGAGCTTGATAGTGTATCTCCGTATTTAGCGGTTGCCTGCTCCAAAATTGCCATAAGTCGGATTTGTTGCTGGGTTTGATAGTCGAGCTGATCCCAGCTTTGGCCATTTGCAAAACGCTTGAACGCTTCAGTCGATTGAATCATGGCCACATTGACGTTGATTCCTAAATCTTCAATCGCTTCGGTATTTCCAAGCAACCCAGAGCGAATACGCTCCATAACGTCTGTAATGCTACGACCTGAACCTTCAGCTACAACTGCCGATGTCTGAAGCATCTTAGCAGTGTAGGCGCTAAGCTTGTTCGAGTCTTTGATAAAGCCAGAAAATAGGTTTGAATACACCGCCCCGTATTTTGTCGCCTCACCAACACCCATGTTCATAGCGTTCGCGTTATCGTTGACCCATTTTAAGAATGTCTGTGAGCTCTCGCCCATTTGACGCTTGATTTGGTTAATCGATGCCGTGACTTCAAGAGCCATCTGTGTTGAGTACATGCCGACATCAAGCATTTTCTTGCCAAGATAGGCAAAGCCTGCAAATTTGGCTAGCTTACCAAACACACCCAGCATTGAGCCAGACTGCGCCTTGATTTTGTCGGTTGATGATTGTACTTTGTTAGATGCATCTTTGACCTTGTTCTCGACTTCTTTCATCTTGCTTTTGAAAGGTGCGATTTCAGCATCAATCATAACCTTTAGCTCGTCAAGAGTAACTCCCATCTATTCTCCTTTCATTTTCAATTTTCGATTGTGACTTTCAGCGAACATGCGCATGCGTTCCTTATGCAATCTCAATTCTTGAGCCAATCTTGTTTGTTCGACCTGCTCTTTTTCTTTTTCAAAAAGCTCAGGAGCATAATCCCATACTTCAAGCGGTTTGGCATCTTTTGAAAGCAACAAAGATACATTATTTGCTATCATCTGCGAAAGTCTGTAAGATTCTATGATTTTTTCTTTCTGTTTTTGAATTGTGACACGATTATAGCTTTCAATCATTTCTCTGATTTCAAGTACCGTTAAATCCCAAAAATCGAGAGGCTTGCCCCCGATGTCTAAAAACATTGGGTATAACCTCTCGACCATTTCTTTTACTGAATGGACAGTAATCTCTTCTAGTCGACTACTTCCATTTTGGCTTTGGATTTCTTGGGAGTTTTCTTGCCTTCCTTCTCCCGTGGCATAAAACCCGAAACTTGAAGCATCGGCAAGATGACGTCTGCCATGAATGCAGCCTGGTCTCCGCCATTATCAACGTAGTCATCGTAAAGGTCAGACACATCTTCAAATGAGATTCCATGCTCGAACTTTTGAAGCGATCCATGGGTCAATAACAACATGACTTTTAGAGGAGGCAAAGCAAAAGCCTCTCCCTCAGCTGGCATGAAGACCTTGAGCAAATTTGCTCCGATTTTTTCTTCTACTTTTGTCGCTTGTAAAGACGTGAGGCGGAGCTTCAACTCCTTATCCTCACTGACTTGCCAAGTTGCGTATGGTAGAGCCATCTATCAACCTCCAATTCCATCAACGAATGCCAATTCAGACTGCAAGGCAATCTTGAGCGTGAATTCGATAACGGAGTTCACTCCGCCGCCACCCAATTTAACGGACGCTTGACCTTCAAAAGTAACCTTGGTATTGTCTGGGTAGGTTTGTTCAAAGTAGAGTTTCTCCTTGTTGTCTGCAGCATTACGCAAGACACGGTAAGGTGAAGTGGCAGTTGTGTTGTCATAAGCGAATTTGTACTCAAGTTCCCCAGCATCACCAATACCAAATTCGTATTTCTTAACCTTGTCTGCAAGAGTTGTATTCTCGACTTTTTCAGGTTCAATACCAAATTCAGGGACTTCTTTCAAACCTACAAGATTTTGATAATCGCCTTTAGTTTTACTAAAAGCAAGCTTAATTCCGTTTGCTAACATGTATTAATTCTCCATTCTATATTGATAAACCAATTGTGAATTAAGGTCAACGATTCCTTCGAAGCGCATCAACTTGTGACGCAAATGCGATGGATCAGGCACGTCCTGGCAATCTGTTCTTCGCAATCCTAAAGATGCGAAGATTTCGTTGATTTTGACCGCTAAATCGCTTGTGCTATCTTTGTCGAAGATATCCACCTTATAACGGATATGCGACTTCTTCTCTTGGTCGTCGAACCATTCACCCGGTTTATTTTGTTCTTCCAAAAAAATGACGACTGGAACATTCTCCCAGTCGCTTGGATAAGTATCGGTCACATTATCTGCGACCTTTTGCAATTCTTTGTAAATTACAGGCTTAATATTAATCATTTTATCTGTTCTCTTATCTTTCTACTAACGTATTTTGAGATGTTACTTGATACACGGTCGTGGTTATCTTTCAAAGCAGGATACAAGTAAGGCTGCGCAGGCTGACCATACATCTTGTAAAACTCCCCTCTTTTCGCAAAGTGGTAAGGTCCGACATTGATTTGGTCTTCATGCACGTACCAAGGACTAGACCGATAAGATACGCTTACTTCTGGTGATATGCCTGAGTGGTTTTCTTGCCCTTTTGGACCTGTACCAAGTTCGACGTAGGCGCCATGGTCTGAGTTTGTAAAGACTTCGCTCGATATCTTGTTGCCGTTCATTTTTAGACGAACTCTGATGCTATTACTCAACTCACCCTCGTTCGCTGGTGCTCTGAGTTTAGCCTCGGCTTGTACGACTGTTTTAGCAGCATGCAAGACCGCTTGTCCTACTATCTCGTTGCTCTTTGCACCGTAAAGCTTACGACACTTAGCGATTAAGCTATCTGCTCCGATTAAACCTGACACGTTCTAGCTCCAATACTTGATGATGACTGTACACTTTCTTCGAGATAATCCGATGCGTGACCTCTGACTTGATATCGATACAGACACCGTCTTTCACGTTGATATCCGTATCTTTGCTCGCATTTGCATTCAAGATATCGTTGACACGTTCACCGTAAATCTCAGATTGTAGCTTGCTAGTCGCTGGCCACAACTCAAGTCGCACTTCTTCGACCTCGTCCGCATATCCTTCTTTAGCGACTCCCTCGTTTGTTACGGTCTTCTTGAACCGTTTGAGGTTGTAAGGCTTCAGTCTACTCTTTTTCAAAAACATGACCTGCCACCCTCGCTAACCGATGCATCCGAATACGCTGTAAAAGGCCCGTAGACAAGCCTGACTCTGCATAAGTAACAGAGATGCCACCTTCACTCCTAGATTGCTCTCCTTCGCTTCCTGAGCGGTTGTAGAGCTCGATTACAAGTTCAGGTAGTAACCTGTCGAGCGCTGGAGTCAGCTTTTCTCGGTTTGTTTCAGATAAAATGATATTTTCCGCCCTTAAAAGCAAAGACGAGAGGATTGTTTCTTCGCTCTCGCCCGTCAATGATTTTAGTTTTTCAAGTTTCATAAGACCTCCTAATCGTAAGGAGTCGTCTAGTCTCCTTGGGTTTCGGTTACGTCAATGATTTCGACAACATCTGCGATATCGACAGAGAACTCACTCTTGAGATTGTGCGACAATTCGTTGAATCGCTCGTCTGTCATCTCAAAGACATCGCTCTCTTGTCGTCTCACTTTCGCTTTCCAGTCATTGAAAGCTTGTTTAACTCTGACTTTCATAGGTCAGACCTTATTTCTTGACTTTCCAGTTAGCTGAGTCAGAGTCTGGTGCGTCGGTTGAGCTGGTGATGTCTTTAATAGCAACATAGACTTTGTCTTCATGCGTTACTGTGTCGCCTTCTTTGTAGGCTGTTCCAGTCTTCCACGCTTTAGCACGGTTTACTGTCTTGCCTTGGGCTGATTTTTTAGCAGCGGGCTTAGAATCTGCAATTGTGATGATGTATTTTTGGAAGTGTTCAAGCACATAAGCTCCAGTGTAGAGCAATTGTTCTACCAATTCACCAAAACGACCAGGTACATTGTCATTGTACTTAGTATTGTCAATTTGAATTGGCGATGTCACAACGCCAGGAGCAGTAGCAAGGGCATTTACGCCTGGTAAGAATCTTGAAGGTACTTTGTAGACCGTGTAGTCGTCCAATTCACCAACATAACCTTTGCCAAGGACTTTCTTGTCTGCGTCACCTTGCGGCAAGCGTACGATTTCAGATTTGATAGCTTTGTAGAAACTTGGAGTGACAAAGAGCAACCGTTCTTTGACAATGTCTAGATCGTCCAATTTCTCAGAAACATCAAGAACCGCATTATATGCGTTGTTTGCGCCTGCTGTTTTGCCCATAACCACATTATCACTTACGTTTCCGAGCGCTGCATCAAAACGAAGTTTGTCAAGGTATGGAGCGACCACTTCAGCAGCTTGACGAGCAATCACGTATTCAATATTTACTTGACCGTTTGAGTCACGCTCATCCAATTGGTCAACGAAACGGCCCCAGTATTTCTCTTCTTCAAGAGTGTAGACCTTCTCTTCAACTTCAACGTGGTCGAATTCATTGTCTTTGTTACGTTTGTAGTCCTTAAGATCGGTTGTGTTACCTGTCGCAACTGTGAAAGAGCGACCGTTTAGAGTTACCGCTTCATTTGGTGTCAAGAGCGGTGTTGCGTATGAATTTACCGCAAGAACATCCTCGATAATTCCAAGATGTTTCTTGCGTGATTCTGCTGTGTTCAATGCTTCAAATGCCATTTATTTTTTACCTCATTTTTTATATTTTTAGCGCAAAAAGTCTTTTTTCCATTTTTCTACAACTTCTTGCTGATTTGCTGGCGCAGTCTTAATAGGTGCGCTACCCTTCATACGGTCGGATACACCTTTCTGTACTGCATCCTCCCACGTTTTCTGAATGCTCGCGACTGATTCAGTCACGGCTTCAGCGTTTGACAAATCAACCACGCCCACTAATTCAACTGGTAAGCCACGTTCACTTAACATCGCTTTAGCTTCTGCGGTCAATTCCTTGCGAGCAATAGCCTTTTCACGGTCAGCTAGTTCTTGCTCTAGTTGTTTTAGCTGATAGTCTTTCTTTTCATCAGCGTTCATCTTAGCAAGCTTCTTAGCTTCGTTTTCCTTTGCTTCTTGCTCTGATTTCCACTTAGCAAATTTCTTATCGATGATAGCATCGACGTCTGCATCTGTGTACTTCTTCTCGTCTTGCGGTTGTGGTGTAGGTTCTGCAGGTACCTTTTGTTCTTCAACCGTTTCGACTGTTTGTGTTTCTTCGTTCATTGCGAACCTCCTATTTTTAAAGTCGTCCCCGACTGTATAATTCCATGGCTTTTTTTGTCATCAATGCTCGGACAATATTAAAACCGTACGGGATTCCATACGGTTAGGTTTTATAGTTTAATTTCTTCAATTTTCGCACGTTGCTCTAGAGTAGAAAGATAATCCCACATAACTGAACGCTGACGTTTTAACAAATCAATAGGGCATTTAGGTTCAAACTCTAACTGTCCTTTCTCGTATTTGCCAATCATCATATCCAACTTTTTGAATCGTTCTCTCAATTCAGAGTATTCTTTTTTAAATCTTACTTTCCAATCTTCCATATCTTTATTCCTTTCAAGCATAAGAAAAACCGCATCGAATTCGAGGCGGTTTATAGCAATTTATAGTAGTTTATAGCAGTCTATTCCTGCTAGTCAAGATGTTGGATCACCTACTTTCTGTTTTTGAAACCTGTTAAAATCGCAAGAATAGTTCCTGCAATTAAAACGAATAACCAAAAGAATACCAACCATCCAAAAGCGATTGATACCCATTCCCAAATGAACATATCTTTACTCCTTTCTGAGCTATAATCAAACAACTTCATACGATAATGAAGAAATGTCGGTTAATATTTTAGGTAGCAACTCAATCGCAGTGAATGCATTTGTTCCACGAATATTTAACTCCAATTTCACTGTCGCTGATTCAATTCCGCCTGATCCTAAAAATTCTACGTTAGTTATCCCAATTTTTGCTGTATCCATTTTCAATCCTTTCCGAGCACGAAAAAAGCACTTAGATTTCTCTAGGCGCTTAATTAAATTGATTCTAGTTTTAATGTTTTGAGATATTCTGCCCATTCCTGGTCCAAATCCTCAACAGTTTTGTTCTTGTTTTTTTCATGGACAGCATTGAAATCAATGTTGTCATCTTCGCCTTCTGGCCAAGTGTAAATATCTTGTTTTGCCATATCATTCAATCCTTCCAAAATCAAATTCAAACACTTCAGAAAATATTTCAAGCGTTTTCTCCTGTGCCGCACTTTCATTATATCCCAATTTCTTGAATTTATCAATTTGATTGACATATTTTTCCTGTGCACTACGCGGAATACGTTTGTTAGGTCTTGAATACCAATAAACACTTCCGTCGTGTCCTATGGTCAAACCATATTTTACAGTGTTATTTTTGCTACGTTGCTGTAAGGAAGCAAAGTCACTGAGCGAAGGAGGATAACCGGATGGATGATTGTGAATCGAAACAAGACTTTGTTCAGATTTTTCTTTAAAAGCCTTTCTGACTTGGTTGTTATAAACTACACCTTTTGTTTTTCTAGCTTTATTGCTTAATGCAACAATTCTTCCCGTCTCTGCATCGATCAAATAGTAGTCTTCAAACGGTGTTCCATTTCTGTGCTGCAACATCTGCCTTGAAACTCTTGCGATAGATTCGGATAAATGTGAGGTCTTTGGATGTTTTTTTAGTTTGTCAACAAATTCATCACTTCGGACATAGTCAAGGTCTGCTCCAAATTGACCCCCGCTTAACTCACGTTCTCGTGGTTTCTCAACGTATTTATCATACCACTCTTTATAACTCATATCAGCAGGCACATACTCGACTTTATTCGTTTCGGGATTTCTTGCCCTGCGTTCTAATTTACTGTAATCTGCATCTTCGTCGTGCGCAATAGTCGTAGACCTGCACCATGGATGCAATGGCGGATAGTTCACTCCATGAACGGCCTTGTCCGTATCGTAGACCTTGTTGTCATGTTCTTGACAGATGTGTGACGTACGCTTGTCCAATACTGCCACAAATTTGTACTTGGTGATTTCAGCATCTTCATAGCTGAGCAGTTCCATTTGATTATGAAAAAATGCTGACTCAGTACGAATTAAACGCCTAGAGTTGTTTTGACCTACTCCGAATCGTTCTGCGATTGCTTGAGATGTATCTCTTACGCTTCGGCCAGTCATGAGACTTACCAAGAGCTCGTCTTTCACGTTTGAAGCGAGCGCCCCGGTGTTTTCCCATATCCTATCCGAATAAGCGTCTCCTGTCCATTTAAGAGCCTTTAGACGCTTGATTTCAGTTTCAGGGAGATTAGAGAAACTATAAGCTAGTCCCGTTTGCTGTTGTAGGTCAAAAGTAGCCTTGTAATAGCTATCTTTCATAAGGTCGCTATAAAAGGCATCTGAGCCTGACTTCTCAGAATGATAGATAGACTCACGGATACGGTCTAAATCGTCGTTTAAACGCTCTAAACGTTTCATGCGATAAGCATAAGCTGGACTGTCTAAATCAGCAAGCAATCGTTGAATATTTGGGTCATTTGGTCGAGCTTCAAGAACCTTACGAAGTTCGTTCAGGTCCTTTTGATCCTTCATGTTCTTCAAGACCTGACGAGCATCACGCTCGCTCAGACCATAATCACGTTGGAATTTATCAAAGACTTTGTTGATTTGCTTGTCCAAATAGGCTTTAGATTGCTTGTAAATCTCGTCAAACTTGTCAGCTTGCCTCTCAGCCTTATCCATCTGCTCATAGATGAGATTAGCCTTCCTCTTGGTCCAGTAGTCCTTGTTCTTCATCTGCTACCTCTTCGTCTGGCTTCGTGTTAGCCTGGTTAAAGAATGGCACACGGTCCTTATTCTTTTCTTTCTCTTCCTCAAGACTTTCAAGTTCAGCATCAGGATCTTCAACGAATGGCAAGAGAGAAATAAGCTGACGAAGTGAGACCTTACCTTCAAGATTATTGATAATCTGTGACAATTCGAGCAAGTTCTTAGGTAATCCACGACTGAACTGTGGCACGATTGAGTGTGCCTCAAGAGCAATCTGCTGCATACCCAAATAGTGAGCGAAGATAGCAATCCGCTGTCTAAGACCTCGCTTGTAGTTTGCTTCTTTCGTCTTAGTAATCATTTCAAGGCCCAGTAGCTTGAATTCCATGGCTACGCCCGAGCTATTGCCTGCGAAGTTCTCATCTGTCAAATTCGGCACATGACTGAACGTGTAAATGTCTTCTTTCAAAGCCTTGCGCAAGATTTCAGTCGCATTCTCGTCCAGGGCGTTCTTCAAGAAATCAGCTTTGGCATCGGCTGGCAATTCCAAAAGTCCCTCTTCAGCAAGGATACTCATTGCCTCTCTAGCATCTTCCAGGTTGTCAGCTAACTGCGCACCGTACAATACGAGGATAGACTCGACTGCTTGTTCTTTGTCATTTACACGATTGCCCATCAACGAATTGTAAGCGTCAATCAAGCTAATCTGTTGCTCGTAGTCGCCAATCGCAAAGTGGTTGTTTCGGTATTCAATGATTGGGATTTGTCCGAGGTTGTGCGGTTCTACTTGCTCATTCTTCGTTGTTCCCATGCTCGAATCACGCAACACGATGTGATAGTGCAAATTCTGAGTAAAGACTTCTGCTTGATACTTAGTCGCATCTTTCGTATCATCTTTAATTTCGTAGTAGTAGACTGCAAAAAGCGCCTTGCGTTCGATGCTATCATCGTAAACGATGAACACATTCTCAGGATCTACACTGGTCGAATCAAGCTCGGTCAGTCCCTCTTTGGCGTAGATGTATTCATAAGCACGTCCATAGATAGCCATGTTCAACGCATTCTGAGCGTCCACTTGGTCAATCTCTGCGCCATCAAAAGCCTCAAGCAATGGCTCAAGGTCGCTCTCGGCAGTGTTGTTATACTTGATAGGATTGCCCATGAAATAGCCAGTAGACGTGTCTGCGATGTCCTTAGCATGATTGGCTACTGTTTTAAAATTTGGTGCGTTCACGTTGCGTCTCGTGTGATTTAAGATAGCATGCTCGCCTAAATAGTATTTTTTCAATTTTTGCAAGTGACTGCGTTCTTGCGTATGTTTGCGAATCAGCTTGTAAATCAATTCCTTACTCAAAGCTTTTTCGTCATATCCATCTCGTGGATAAGTTAAAATCTGATACATTTAATTCCTTTCTATAAGCCGTATTGCGAACGTCTGCGAACGGTTGCTTTGCCACCCTCAATACATTGAAGGCTATATCGCAATGCATCCATTAAGTGGTTGTTCTTATCTTCTGGCTTATTCAACCAATTACCTTCTTTATCTCGTTGATAACAATAACTGTAAAATTCATCCATGATATGTTCACAATTTGGATGTACATAAATAGCGTATCCTTGTAGTTTGGACACGCCAGCCATAATACTATCCTTCCCTTTCCTACTCTCTTTAATTCGAGTTATGCCATGTTCTGACCTGAGTTCTTCAATCAACCGCGACTCTGCGCTATCTGCAATGATTTGCGAACGATGATAACCTTTATCTTTTATCATCTTAGCGACCTCTTTAGTTATCAGACCGACTTTATACGCTTCATCAAAAATGTGTATTTCTTTCGTCGTATCGTTTATGAGCGAGCAACACAAAGCGGTTGGATCGTGAGTGAAACCAAAGTCAAGGCCGATGCACAACTTGTTAGCGGGATTCTGCAACAGAACATCCTTGTCAAAGTCTTTGACAGTCACGTTGTTGTAGATTAAACCTTCCGCAACACCCCATTCACCGTCGCAGACAATTCTCGCACGCCTTGGATTTGTGTGATATAAATCTTCATAACGCTTGATATCGACTTCATCCAGCCACTCGTTGCATCGATAAGTAGTTGTAGTAGCGAATGTGTCGGCTCGTCTCGTTTCTTCATCAAAGAAGACACGTTTGAGCCAATGCCTCTCGTTCCACGGGTTAAACGTGACCGTGATTTGTTTAAAGAAATCAGGAACATCTAGGCTACCACGGATAGACTCAACTACTGTACTGAACTTATCTTCAGTCTCGATTTGATACGCTTCCTCGAACCATGCCCAACAAAGAATTCCTACATCCACTGTGATAGATGTGATTTTGAGTTCATCATCCAACCCACGGAACAATATCTTCTGCCCTGTCTCTTTAACTGTTATTTCAGGCAACGACTCGTTGAACTTGAATTTATGAGCGACTTTTAGTTGGTTAGCAGCCCACTTAAAATCCGTGTAAGTCGATTGCTTGTTCGTATTCGAGTATCTACGAATAACAAGTAAGTTAGCCCAGGGATATTTCAAAAGACGGATAACATAATTCAAAGCCGTTGTCTTGGACTTTTTCGAACCACGGGAACCCTTGACGACTCGATAGAGATTTCTTGAGCGCCAGAACTGACCGTATCCACCGCCAACTGTCTTAGGTAGGTCAACGACAATATCTTTCTGCTTAATCTGGTATGTCTGACTCATTCGCAAACACCACCGTTCCAGAAACGTCAGCCTCTACTTTGTCTGTCCACATCTTATGTCGTTTACCTAACAACTCAAGAGCTTTGTTTCTATCGCTGTTCTTTGTAGGATATTCGACAAGTTGAGGGATTTCATTGTAGACTTTTACAGACTTACCAGTCACGGGATCAGTCATCAACTCAGCTACTTTTGTCGTGACTACTGTTGTTTCTTTCGCTTGTCCCGACGCGATTTCTGACAACATCACAAGAATTTGTTTTTGAGTCAAGATTTTTTCATCTTGCAACTCCTCCATTCGATTTTTAATGTAATCAGAAATTCCGACATTATCCAACAATTCGGAAGATCTTGCTTTAGCATATTTCTCACTATATCCTGCTTTTAAAGCTGATTGATAAGCATTGCCTGAGATGATGTACTCATCTGCAAATCGCCTTTGTCTTTCGTTCAATTTTCCATCACCTCCGTTTTCTACAAAACAAAAAGCCACACTATGTGTGACCTTTTTAAGACCTCTCACAGACTTTGCAGGAATCGAACCCGCGATAACAGATTTGGAGTCTGTTGTGTTACCACTACACTAAAAATCTAAATAACGGTACCAGGGGTTGAACTAAATAATACAAAGAGGAAATCACCAGCTTACCGCCCTGATACCGTTAAACATTAAAGGAGTCATCAGTCCGCTTTACCGTACTTACTGACAATACCATAATATCACTTTAAAAGTTCACTTTAGTTCACTTTGTTCACATTTTTTAGATAAATTCTCAAAAGCAGACTTTCTGATTTTTTGAATAGCTCCTCTACTATATTTTAGCTTAGCTTCGACTTCGTTCCACGTCATCCCATCGATGTAAAATAACCGCATCACGATATTTTCTACCGGATCGTTTAGCGATTCGATTGCTTGAATCAACTCATCACGCTCTTTATATAAAACTTGAATTTCTTGATAGAGCTGTTCTGTTTTATCAATAATCAGAATATTCAATTCTTCTGATTGATTTTTATCACTCTTCGATTTTGGCATATTATCGAATTGTTGCCCTCTCAAAATGCCTGACTTCAAGCTGATAATTTCCTGATGCTTTGACTTCGCTTTGATATCAATGTATTGTAATGCTTTCAACCGTTGCTTGATATTTACCGTCATTCATCCTCCTCGATTTCAATTAAAATCATTCCTTCATCTGGATTTTTAAGTCTATCTCTGTACTTTTGCGACTTGTAAAACGACAAGGTTCCTTTCTTCAATCCAGTCTCTTGACAGATTTGCTTAATCGTCCCGCAAGCGATGAACTTTTCGCCGTCATACAGAGCATATTCTCGATTGTTTTTGCCCATTCTCTATCTCCTCAATCAGCCAATCAAGGTTCTTGCGTGCTTTCTTCAGGTCTTCAAGACCGTTTTTCTTTTGGAAACGCAATAGATACTTGATAGCGTTACCCCAGCACCAAGCTGCCTTACCTGGCAGATTGCCCATAAAGTTGTCAATCACTTCAATACCTTCAAGGCCTTTTGAGCCTCAATAATGGCTTGGTTTGTTTACATTGTCAATTTTTTCTGGTTTCATTTATCTTCCTCTTCCTGAGTTAAAATAGCTACAAGCTTTTCGTATGTTGGATTGATTACATACAAGAACTCATCGGCAGTTAGTTGATCTTTTAGATGTTCTATCATCTCATTGCTTACAAATACTTTACTAAGATAAACATCGTTTTTCAAAACACCTTGGATACAATCAATGTTAATTGTAATAGGTTCTTTCATTTCGCTATATTTAAATGGAACCAGTTGAACAAATTTTGTCATTCCTTATCCTCCAAAAGCTCTTTATTTTCATAGACGTTGCCGATGACTTCACATCTCATGTAGACTAAATAAAGAGGATCCCACTCCGGCTTTCTTTTGTGCAGTTCATCTACAAATCTATAAATAAAACTTGCATAAGAACCGTGCCATTTGACAATTGCTTTTCTGCCTTTGTAATCAAGGATATCCTTCTCAAAAATCTCTTTTCCATTTCTGTCAAAAAGGCCTGTTGATTGCATAAGTTCGATTTCGTCAAACTCTACTGACATTTCTGTATATCTTTCAGTATCTCCCTGCTGGCAGATATCTACGAACTTGCTATCGAATGAAATGTTAGTAACATCGCACATCCATTTCAACGACTTCATCCACGCTCTAAACTTCGGTATCATCCCAAATCCTCCTCTTTCACGAAACTTCCGTCAATCCAGCGACCTTTTCGGTCTTTGATTTCGTTGTATGCCATCTTAAAGCAGGCAACAAAATTATAGCCAAGTTCATAGCTGATTGATTTCAGATAACCGATCGAGCGTACTAGATTATGCCGACATAATTCTTTGCTAGCAAATCCTTGTGAGAGTTGAAACTCACTAATATTTGCATTAAGTGAGATGATGCTTTCCATTGCATCTTTTCTCTTGATATTATCAGATTCTTTGAAAATCTGATTCACATCTTCCTTGATAAGCAATGCTAAGCCGACAATCACGACTGCACAGTCCCCGATACTATCCTTGGTCAGCTTCTCATTCTTCTTGAGATATCCTGCACATAACTCTCCGAATTCCTCACTGAGCTTTAATAACTGTTTGTCTAACCGTCCGCCGTTTTCTAAGTCACGGTCAATAAACCATTGTTTTACGTTTTCTAGTGTGTTCATGTTAACTCCTTTGCTATTGCAGCAATAACACTCACAGTCACGCTATTTCCTGCTTGCTTGTATAGCTGAGAGTTGCTGTTTACTTTTTGCGCCTTGTCAAAAGCCCAATCTGGAAATCCTTGTAATCTCCAACATTCTCGAGGTGTTAGTTTGCGAATACGATAGCCATCGGTTACTCCAAAACTACCAGCTCGAACAGTGCTACCTCCACCACTTGATGTTAATGTTCCAACCTCATCTTTTGTGATTTTGTTGTAAAAGTCTATAATTTTTACCAGGTTATTTTCTTGATAGCTGTTACTCGTTATAGTAGGAGCTATTTCATGCACTCCACCCTGATTATAACCATGACCACGCTGAATAATTTTAGGTTCAAGTCCTCCACCTTGATATGCTCTGATAGTTGGTGCGATGCCGTCTGTTTCGTAAACTACCCCACATTGATTAAAATTGGGTTGCAATACCCCAAATTGTTTTATAGTATTGCTTTTTATCGCTATCTTTTGCCACTCTCCCTTATTTGTTGTGAGAGTAGGAGCTAGGCCGTCAGCTTGATAGACTTCTCCATTCATGCCGATACCAGATGGGTTGACATTACCGATTTTCACGACTGATTGGCTACTAGTTGACTGGTTTTCTCCGCTGAGAGGAAAAATTCTTCTGGTACGTTCTCCTCTAAGATGTCCGATAATGAACACACGTTCCCGATTTTGGGGGACTCCGAAATCCTTGCTGTTAAGCACTTGCCATTCCACATCATACCCCAGCTCATCCAAGGTTGAGATAATGGTCTCAAATGTAATTCCGTTTTCATGGTTGAGCAGTCCTTTGACATTCTCAAGGAATAGATATTTAGGTCTGAGAATAGATGCGAACCTAGCAATTTCAAAGAATAAAGTTCCTCGTGTATCTTCAAAACCTCGTCTTGCTCCTGCAATGCTGAAAGCCTGGCACGGAAATCCTCCACAGATAACGTCCACACGTCCGATTCTTCGAATAGACTCATCTGTGACTCTTGTAATGTCATGTAGTTCAACTTCTCCTTCTGTGTTGTGGATTGATTTATAGCTTGCTCTTGCAAATTTGTCTATCTCACAAAATCCTATGCATTCATGCCCAGCGGATTCCATTCCAAGACGAAACCCACCGATGCCAGCGAATAGATCTAGGAATTTCATATCTTCACCTCATCCCCAACTTTCACCTTGTCATACACTTCCTTCGTAACCACGAACACCCCGTAATCACGAATTGTGATTGTATATAGCTTTCCGAATTGTCCTTTTCCGACAACACGACCGAATATCTCAGCGCCTGCGTTATCTGCCTTATAGATAACCATCGGCCTCTTATCTTCTAAATCTCGAATCCTGCCCATCTGCCAGATGTTCAATCCAGCTGATAGCAGAATCCAAATAGCTATGAATCGTTTCAATCTTTTCTCTCCTCTGCCTCGTAATGTAACCACACAAGACTTTCATACAAAGTTCTTGCTTTTATTTTAATGTTGTTCAATTCATAGGCGCTCAACGATTCAGATTGAGTTAATACCTTTACCTGTATTTCTGTGATTGCTAAACCAATTTCTTTTGATTTTTCCATCACTCCACCTCCTCAATCTCAATCCCTTCGCAAGAGAAGACCCAGCCGAATCCAGCTTCTTCTAGTTCTTTGCGTGTGTGTTTCCTTCTTTGCGTATAAATCGTACTATAAAAACGAAGTCCATTCCTGTCTGTTTTTACCAAATAATCAATTTCTTGACTATTGCTTCTTAACTTCACAAAATATCGCTTCTCTTTCTCGACCTCGTAGCCGTCAAGCCATGCACGAGCGAATTTGTCTTCATTACTTCCTAACCATTCTGCGCAGTCATTGAAGTTATAGCAATAATCCATTGAATGGAATAAACTGTAACCGTCTGTTTTTTTGCAGTATTCAATTTTGTCGGCAATAAATTGCGGAACCTTTACTTTATTCAACTCACGTCGAATCTTATCAGCATCCTTGAGTTGTTCACCGACCCATTCGCCCTCAAATTTTCCTTGCTCGTATCCCTCACGCCATTTTGCATGACTAAAATCTTGCTCAAATTCACCCATGATAGCCTTCAGCCAAACTTCACGGTCATGCAATGGCAATTCTCGCAATCGTGCTAGTATATTCTTGACATAGCGTGGAGCTTCATCTGTTTGACCTGCTTCTGGTTCGTCTAATTCAGAAACGAGTTTTATCATAAAGTCTATTTTGACGTATTCACATTTATTCCCGAAAATATTTTTTAAGCCTTCTATCCGTTCAATCAATTCCTGCTTATTCATCTTCCAACTCCTTTAACTGAGATTTCATTCTTTTAACTCGCTTTTTCAGCAAGTCTCGTTCTTCTGACCTGCTAAAAGCAAGTGATTTTACACAAGGCTTAGATAACTCTACTATCCTTGCCTCTGTCTGCTCGATTGACCGCTTTAATCCGTCAATCATTATTTGTTTGTTGTATTTCATGGTTTAACCTGCTTGCTTTTCTAGCCAGTTAAAGAGTAGACCCAATTGCTCCGTCACCAGCTCATCATCATTGTATTGCTTGCAAATTTCTCCGATTGACGACACTGCCCAGAGCCAATAAGCGTCTGAACCAAATCCGACCTCTTGGCTCTTCTGATTGCTGCGCGCCATCCACTCAGGAATGACTCTGCTGAAGAAATCTATATAATTTATTTTCATGGCAATTCCTCAATTTTGATATAGATCCCGACTGTGTCTGCCCAGAACTTTTCGACAATCTCGCTGGCCACTTGTGCATCATCTTGCCAGTATCCAAGTTTTGTCATGCAATCCTTAAGTAGCTTCTGCAGATTGTCTGTATCTGGCTTTGTGGTCTTGTACTGGCCATCGTAGCTTCTTTTGATACGAGGGAAGCACCACTTGACCGTCAGTCGAACTGCTCCTTTAAATTTATCAGGAGGAACATGCTGCGCGAGCAAGCTCTCGAATTTCGCTCTGGCATTTTTCAAGTCAGCTGGCTCATAAAAGATTGGCTTTCCAAATTGGATGTTTACCTTTTTTTGTTGGTGAGTCGTTGTCGGAATTTTTTGCATCGGTAAAAAGAATTCAATAGACATTTTTATAAATGCACTTCCTTTCTTTTTTAATTTCGCGCTTAGTCCATGGACCTTGTATATGACAGGGTGCGTTTTAAGCAACCCTGTCTATACAGGTATGGACATGATGGACGACAGGACATTATCTATATATATAATATATAGGTGGCTGTCCCGGACACGACCACGTTTTTATGGTC